AAAAAGATTTAGAATTGTTTTCGTCTGATAATTCTATAAAAGTTATAATTACCGATACACCTAGTATAGTTAACATTATAGAAGAAAGACCAAACTTAATGATTGGCTTGACAATTAAATACACTTGTTTTACACTATAATTGCTTTTTAGAGGAATACTAAGAGCGCACTTAGGTTGGATAACCTGTTGTTTCAATTCAATCGGTGCGCTTTGTTACGCACCACAACAAGAAAGGTGCTTAATATGGCTAATACAAATGCGGCTTCCAAATGGTATGTATGCCCTACTCCTCAAAATACCAAATTAACCGAAGCAGATTACGCCAGCTTGGAGTGGACACAAATTACTGGTGTCGGTAATGTTGGCGAAACTGGTAAATCAACTAATGTTTTAACTTATAACACTTGGGATACTGACGTTGCAGATAAAGCAAAAGGTGTTACCGATGCTGGTTCTCCGACAATGGAAGTAGCTCGTGATCCTAACGATGCAGGTCAGCAAATTATGCGTCAAGCTGGCGCTGTTGGTAACAACAACAAATATGCTTTCAAAGAAGTTAGAGCTGATGGCCCGTTGGGTGGAACAGGAACTATTTTTTACAATCGTGGTATTGTTGGTGGACCTACCCGTCCGAACGGACAGAATGAAGATTTTGATTTGGAAGTTTACACAATCGGTTTTGTTCAAGAAGAAATTATAGTTAACCCGACTTCTGGTGGTAACCCTCCGGTATTGACAGCATCTCCTACTGTCAGCGGAACTGCCCAAGTTGGAGAAACTTTAAGTTGTACTACTGGTACATTTACCGGTGATGCTACCATTACTTATCAATATCAATGGTATGCAAACGGTGTTTCTGTACAAGGTGCAAACTCGAATACTCTTGATTTGGTTGCATCCGATACCGGTAAAGTATTTATGTGCCGTGTAATGGCTAAAAACAATGCTGGTAACGCTTTCGGATTTTCGAACACCACTAGCGCTGTAATTGCGGCTGAATAATTGGAGAAATCAAATGGAAATTAGCACCCTTAAACCAAATGATAGAGTTATTGAAATTAAACACCCTGCAACTGATGAACCTGTAGGAATTAGATTTAATATTGTTTCATTGAACGATGATGATATGAAACAAGCACGCCGTAAAATAATTAATAAAAGACTTGATTTCGAAAAACGTGGTAAAAATTTTAAAGCCAGCGATGTTGAAGAAAACGAGCTTGATTTAGTTATAGCGGCTGTTAAAAGTTGGGAATGGTATGATGCTACGTTTCATAACGAAGTACCAGCTTTTAACGAAAATAATATCCGCAAGGTTTTCGAGGAACTTCCTTGGATAAAAGATCAAGTTGCGGAGGCTGTCGGGGATGATAAGGCTTTTTTTCAAGTCTAAAAAATGAGTTAGTGGAGGCCATAAGGATTTACACTCGTTATGACCTCCCTGACGATAAAGGTCAAACTAGACGAGAACGTAATGAAAAGTTTGGTTTTGATAAATCTCCAGAGGTTAATATTCCGTGTGAAGGAATGTATCTATGGCAATTATACAGCGAATTATCAAATGCTATACACAGAATAGATTTTAACGGATATTATTATAATTTACCACCATCTGAAATTTTAGCTTGGTGTAAACTTGCAAATAAAGATATAACAAGTTTTGAATACGATGTAATTTCAAGCATGGATAACGCTTTTTGCAAGGAAATAAACGAAGATAAAAACGCTAGAGATAATCGAAAATTTGATGAGCAGAAAAAAGAGCTGGAGAAAAATGCTAAACGGAGAAGGTAGAAATGGCTAAAAATAATGATGTAGCAAGTGTATATTTTGTGGTCGAAGCTGATTCTACCGGTGTGTCCAAAGCGGACAAAGATGTATCGAAGTTAGGTTTAAGCAGTGATAAAGCGGCTCAAAAAGTTAGTAAATTAAATCAAGCAGCAAAAGGTGGTTGGTCTATTTTCAGTTTAACCGGTAAAGCGTTAAAAGAACAAGTAAATAATGTAAATTCTTTAATTAAAGGTTATACGACTTTAACGCAAAAAATGAACACTAATACTCGAGCTGTGGACAGAAATAAAAAAACTCTTATGGAATTGAGAAGAATCCAAAAACAACAGCTAAATGATCAAAGCGCATTATTTACAGCCGCAACAGGGGAACAACAAAAAGCTAAAAATGCTTTAGGTGATAACGCTAGAGGGGCTGCTCAAGCAAATAGATTTAACAGCGCTAATATGCTTGCTCAGGTTCAAGATATTCTTGTTAGTGCTCAAATGAAAATGAATCCGTTAACGATTGCTATACAACAAGGTACACAGTTACAATATATTCTTGCGCAAAGTAAAGCTCCTTTGAAAGATTTTATTGCAGGTTTGAAATCAGCCGTTAGCGTAACAGGTTTGTTAGCCATTGCTTTAACAGGTTTGGTGGCTGCTGGTATTCAGATGGTTGATTGGGTATCTGTAGGAAAAACAACTTTAAACGGTTTAGCAAGTGTATTTGATTATGTGGCTAAAAACGCTGATATATTTGCTACTTCCATTACTCTTGTTGCATCAAGTTTTATACTTCTTAAAGCTAAAAGTATAGCTAGTATAACACTCAAAGTGGTTGAGTTAGGTGTAGCTTTTGCTGAAACAACAACGATAATGGCTTTAGGTTGGCTTAAAGCAATGGGGCCGGTTGGTTGGGTAATAGCAACCATTGGTGTTGTTACAGGATTAATTTTAAAGTTTAAAAATGAAATTAGCAATTTAATACCAAAATCATGGAAAGATTCTTTAGAAGATTTTGGTAAAGCGTTAAAAGATAAAATTAACACATGGATAGGATGGTTAAAAACTTTTGTAAACCTTTGGAAAACAGCTAATGATGTAAGTTTATTAGACGCTTTTAACGGTAAAAAAAGAAATGAAGTAGATGAAAAAATTAAAAAAATTATAAAAGATTCGAAAACAGGAAAAAAAGTAGATTATTTAGGTAATGTTTCTAAAGGGTTAAGTGAAGGAGCAACAGCGGTTTCTAACCAGCTTAAAAAATGGTCTGAGAATTTAGGAATATCAGAAAGCAAATCTAAGAAAATAAAAGATTATTGGGCTGATATAGTTAGAAACGCTGAGCAGTCCATGGCTGATAAAAAATTAGAAGCTAGTATGCTTGGTAAACCTGAACAACAACAAATATATGAGAAAACTTTACAAAATCTTATGCAACAAGCGGAAGATAAAGAAATTGCTTTGGATGATAAAAAAATCGGTAAACTTAAAGATTTAGCCGAAGGATACGCTAAAGTAAGTGTTGAAGTTAATAAACTAACCGAGGCATATACCGAGAGTAAATCTATTTTCAAAGGTTTCTTTTCTGACATGCGTCAAGGTTTATTAGAAGGCGAATCGGCTTGGGAAAGTTTTGGTAACGCAGTTCTCAACGTCCTAAACAAAATACAAGAAAAATTGATGGATAAAACCACCGATTTGTTATTTGATGCTTTATGGAATGTTGGTAGCGCGTATTTCAGCACACCAAGTACAACAGGTGGAAGTACCGCTGAGGTAAATAGACTTGGCGATTTAGGTGCTAGTGTAGGACGTAAGCCTATGATAGCGGCCGCCAACGGTGGTGTGTTCTCTAACGGTATTTACGACTCGCCTACTTTATTTAAGTTTGCTAGAGGTGGTCGATTCGGTGTAATGGGTGAAGCCGGTCCTGAGGCTGTTATGCCACTTACACGTGGCCCTGATGGTTCTCTTGGGGTAAAAGCCGAAGGTGCTGGTGGTTCACCGGTAATTGTTAACGTTATCAACAATTCTAATGCTCAGGCACGCACAGAACAGCGTCAAACATCTCAAGGTGTTGAGCTTGATGTGATAATTGATAATTTGGTTGCTGATAAAATGAATAAAAATGGTTCAGCATCTAACAGCGCTTTGAAAGCTTTTAGCTCTCAATCGTTGGTTATGAGATAGGAGGTTTAAATGGCAATATGGCCTGCTAAATTTAAGATATTGTTAGATAGTTTTTCGGAAACTCCAGTTGATAGAGTCATACGGTCGCAAATGGACGTTGGGCCTGCTAAAAAACGCCGTAGAACGATTTTAGGTGTGAAGAATATATCTTTTATTGTTCAGGTTGATATTGCTGATTACGGTGAGTTTGAACTGTTTTATCTCAATAACGATGTTGCTTGTTTTGATTTCAGACACCCTAGAACGAATACAACAGTTCAAGCTCGATTCGTTTCTGTACCGACAGGTACTTTAAATGAAACAGTTTATAGAATACCAGTGCAGTTGGAGATATTACCGTGATAAGCGATAATTTAAGACAAGCAGCTTATGCTCAAGAAACAGATGTAGCGGTTATAGTTTTACTAACGCTTTCAACGCCTGAATTGCCTGAAACTATTAGAATT